AAAGAAACTTGCACTTGCACTATGCCAAAAAGACTTGACCAAAAGATGAAGGCAATTCATGGAATGTGTTTTGATTGTGTTATTGATATGGAACATAAAATTCGTCTCGAAGGTAAATGGGATGAATATGAAAAAAGAAAAGTGAAAGAAAATGCATTGGCTTGGTTGAAAGAAGCAGAACGTGATAAAAATGCCATTGCAAGTGAACTATCAAGATTAGAATTTACTAATGATTTTGGCGATAACGAAAAATGGAAGACACCATTGAACAAAGAAGAACTTTTGGAAAAGATAGAAAAAGAATTTGAAGAATTTAGAAATAATTTTATCAAGAAGTTAGAAGAAGATTTGGGAGAAACTGTTGAAAAGACCTAATCCAATATCAGAAACTTTTAGTGGAATACGAGGTAGATTGTCTTCAAAAAGAATGATGATGTTTTTTTCTTTTCTTGTGATGATATTTATGGCAATACTATCTACGTTTTATGATAAGAAAATAGAACAATTTATATTTGATGGTTTCCTTTACATAGTGGTTGGCAGTCTTTTTTCAGTTGCATCTGAGCAATTCGCCACAAAATTCAGGAAACTTGATAATAGTGAATACTACGAAGAAATAAATGATATTGATATTGTTCACGAACAACAAAAACGAAATCGGAGAAATGGATGAAACAAATAATAGTTGAAAGAGCAGTTCCAACAAACAAAAAACTTTATGCCAGTGTAAAGGCAAGAATTAAAAAGAAATATAAAGTATGGCCAAGTGCTTATGCATCTGGTGCACTTGTAAAGGCATATAAAGCTGCTGGTGGTGGATTTCGTAATGTAAAAGAAGTGATTAACAATCCGTCATATCAACTTGAAGGATATGCAACAAATCCTTGTGGTAACATAACAGAATTACACTTTCGTCTTCAAGAAAGTGAACCAAACATGATGAATGAAGCTGAATATCGTGGTAGAAAAGTTTCTCTCGGTAAACCATTCAGAACACCTGGTGGACCAAAAAAGTTTTCTGTTTATGTTAAAAAACCAAATGGAAATGTTGTAAAGGTTAATTTTGGTCACAAAGGGGAAGGTGGAAAGAAAACAATGAAAATTAAAAAGAGTAATGCCGCTCGTAGAAAATCATTCCGCGCTCGTCATAATTGTCAATCACCTGGACCTCGTCATAAGGCAAGATACTGGTCATGCCGTTTTGGATGGCCGTCAAGTGGCAAGGGTGCAATAGATAAGACATAATATATGAATGGTGAAGTATTCAAAGCAATAATGCAGCCGTTATTGGAGTCTAATCAATCTGCTGATAAAACTGTTTATTCAGAAATCATGTCAAAGGCATATGCCTGTGCAACAGTTGGATATGCCGGAACAACATTCGGTGCAAGACTTATTAGTGGAGATACTGCATTTTTACAGCAATGTATCAATGATTGTATGGATGCAAATTTTGCAGATAAAACACGAGAAGTTGGAGAACAATCTTATAGGTTGATGGCAGTTGGTTTTATGGGTTATTGGGCTTCTGCAAAATTTACACCAGTTCCCATCGCACCTCAAATGTCTACAACCGTAAAGGGACCTGTTGTAGAATATCCTGGTACATCAACCCCATTTGGCTATCAACTTTGGTATTCATATTCTCTTGGTTATCCGGATGCACATTTAGATGCATTATGTGCGGTGATAAAAGAATTTCAAAGAACTTTAACTGGAAAGGTAGAAGGACTGACATCAGACGGTAAACCAATTACTTTGCCTTGGCAATCAATTATTTGATATGAACTCATATTTATTTTTATGAAATCTATATCAGAAAATATCGTTAGAGAAATAATCAGAGAATACCTCCGTTCAGTATTGATTGAAGGAAAAAAACCCAGTGGCGGTTTGACCGGTTGGTTTAGAGACCGTTGGGTTGATATTTCTCGTAAGAAAAAAGGTGGCGGACATCCACCATGCGGCGCTTCCGCCGGTAGTAAAGCCAGAAAAGGTGGAAAGAGGGCATATCCCAAATGTGTTCCCGCAGGAAAAGCCGCTTCAATGTCATCAAAACAAAAAAGAAGTGCCGTAACACGAAAAAGAAAAAAAGGTGCTACCGGTCGTGGTAAGGCAAAAATGGTTTCAACATATACAAAGGATTAAAGATGGAAGATGTTTTGGTAAAAAAAATTGGTGATTACATAAAAATTTTCGCCGGTGGATTGTTTGCAATGATGTTCTTATATCTTGTTTATGACAATTATACATCAAAAGAACAAATAAAGTTTTCAACAAAAACAAAGGATAGTTTGGAGGCATTGATAAACAAATATGAATTTGACTATGTTGAATTAAAAAATAGAGCCGATAAATTAGATTCTCTTATCAAAGTTCGTAAAGATAGTATTCTAATAATAAAAGAAAGATTCTATGTTTACAGAAACCGAGAAATAAAAAATCCAGATGAAGCAACTAAACTTATTAAGAAATTTTTGAATGAGTAATATATGAAATATCTTATTGCACTATTGTTTTCTGTTTCGATTACTTTTGCTTCCGAAAAAGATTCTCTCGTTTGTTTTACAAAACCCGAAGTAACTAAATTGTGGAATAAAATTCAACTGATACAAGATTCAGTCGAATATCTAACTGCAGTTGTAAATGCACAGGATACTGTAATAGATTTATATGTTTCTAGGTCTGATATGTTTATCGAACAGTTAAAAAATAGAGACCAATCACTCGCCGCTTGTAAACAAAGAAGTGTGGAATTAGAAAAAATAATCGAAGAATTACAACCTAAATGGTATGATAATAAATTTTTGTGGTTTCTAACTGGAGCTGCTTCTGTTGTTGGTGTAATACTTGTAGTCCAATGAGTCAAAGTAATAAAAATCTTAAAGACATTATCAAAGAGGAATTTGCTAAATGTGCAAGTAATCCCGTATACTTTATGAAAAGATATGCAAAGATTCAACACCCAACTCGTGGCAAAATCCTTTTTGAATTATACCCATTTCAGGAAGATGTTGTTAAACAATTTAACAATAACCGATGGAACATAGTTCTAAAATCTCGTCAGTTGGGTATCTCTACTCTTATTGCTGGTTATTCGCTTTGGATGATGTTATTTAATCAAGACAAAAACATTCTCGTTATCGCTACAAAACAAGAAACTGCAAAGAACTTGGTTACAAAAGTTCGTGTTATGTATGACAATCTTCCGAGTTGGTTGAAGACCGGCGTTCAAGAGGATAATAAACTTTCACTTCGTTTTAGAAACGGTTCACAAATTAAAGCCGTTTCTGCTGCCGCTGATTCTGCACGTTCTGAAGCACTTTCACTTCTGATTATAGACGAGGCCGCCTTTATTGATGATATAGATAAGATATGGGCATCTGCACAACAAACACTTGCAACAGGTGGAACTGCAATAATCAATTCTACACCAAATGGTGTTGGTAACTTTTATCACAAACAATGGGTAAAGGCAACATTGGGTGAAAGTGCATTTAATCCGATAGAATTATTATGGCAAGTTCATCCAGATCGTGATCAAGCATGGAGAGACGAACAAGATGCTCTTCTCGGACCAGATTTGGCAAAACAAGAATGTGATGGAAACTTTCTTGCATCCGGTCGTTCTGTTATTGATGGTGAGTTGGTTCAATGGTATAGAGAAACTTATGTATGTGAACCGAAAGAAAAACGTGGTGCAGAAGATGCTTATTGGATTTGGGATTATCCAGATCCTAACAAAACTTACATTGTTGTAGCCGATGTTGCTCGTGGTGATGGAAATGATAATTCAGCATTCCATGTTATTGACATAGATAATTTAGAACAAGTTGCAGAATATCGTGGTAAACTTGATACCAAATCATACGGTAATATGTTGGTATCGGTTGCAACTGAATATAACGATGCGATGCTTGTTATTGAAAATGCTAATGTTGGTTGGGCAGTAATTCAACAAGTTATAGATAGAGGTTATCCAAATCTCTATTATACTTACAAAGAAGATGGATATGTTGATCCATCTATTCAAATTCCAAAAGGTTATGACTTAAAAGATAAATCACAGATGGTTCCTGGATTTACAACAAGTGCAAAAACAAGACCGCTTCTGATTTCAAAGTTAGAAACTTATTTTCGTGAAAGGGCGCCTATTGTAAAATCTGCAAGATTAACGGAAGAACTTCTTGTATTTGTTTGGAATGGTTCAAAGGCAGAGGCACAAAATGGATATAACGATGACTTGGTTATGTC